GCTGGACCGCCAGCCCCTGCCCAACGGAACCCATACCACTGGGGACCGGGTGATCGACCCGGTCGAGGCGGCAGTCGTGCGGCGGATTTTCACGGAGTATGACCGGGGGCTGAGCGCGCGGTCGATCGCCATGGGGCTGAACCGGGACGGCATCGCCCCGCCCCGCTCGGGCGGGAAGGGTTCGGGGACGTGGAGCTTCTCGACGATCTCGGGGAACTGGCAGCGCGGGACAGGGATCCTCAACAATGACCTGTACCGGGGTCGCCTGGTCTGGAACCGGCAGCATTTCATCAAGGATCCGGACAGCGGCAAACGGCAGGCCCGGATGAACCCGGCCTCCGACTGGATCACCGAAGAGGTCCCGCACCTGCGGATCATCGACGACGCCTTGTGGACCCGGGTCAAACAGCGCCAGGGCGCGATCCGGGAGGATATCCTGACGGAACGGGCGGAAGACCCCGGCGCGCCGAAGATCGAACGCGGCCACCGCCCGCGCTACCTGCTGTCGGGCCTTTTGACCTGCGGCTGCTGCGGGTCGGGTTACATCATGATCAGCGACGCGCGCTATGGCTGCTCAGCCGCCCGGAACCGGGGAACCTGCGCGAACAGGAAGACGATCGCGCGCAAAGACGTCGAGACCCGCGTCCTGAACGGGCTTCAGACGCGGCTGATGCACCCGGACCTGATCCGGGAATATATCACGACCTGGCAGCAGGAGATGCAGGCGGAGCGGCGGGAGACCCTGGCCGCCCGGGGCGAGCAGGAACGGCGCCTCGGGAAGGTGCTGCGCGACATCGAGAACATCGTGACCGCGATCACGGAAGGGATGTTTCACCCGAGCATGAAGGCGAAGATGGACGCGCTGGAAGCGGAACGGGCGGAGCTGGAGGCGAAGCTCGCCGTCCTGCCCGAACCGGAACCGGTGGCCATCCACCCCGGCCTCGCCGAGACCTACGCCCGCAAAGTCGCGGACCTTGCAGAAGCCCTGAACGACCCGGAGGCCCGGCCGGAAGCGGCCGACCTGCTGCGCGGCCTGATCGAGAGCGTCACGCTGACGCCTGACCCGGACGCGCCGAACGGGCACCTGATCGAACTTCGCGGCGAACTGGGGGCGATTTTGTCGTTGTGCGACGATGGGTTGGCCACAAATGCGAACGCCCGCCGGGGTACGGCGGGCGTGAGGCAAGTGACTATGGTTGCGGGGGCAGGATTTGAACCTGCGGCCTTCAGGTTATGAGGGCTACCCTCTGATCCAGAATAATCGCGTCATTTCATATTGTTAGGCTGTTTTCGAGGTCGCAACGTCGGCGGCATGTCGCACGGAACTGCCGCAAACCGTTGGGAAGAAATGGGAATCATCCATTCCAACCTTTATGGCTGGCCTGGCGGCCATGGTCCCGGGGCGCAGGGCCGTTCGAACCAGTCCCGGTCGCGAAGACTTTCATCGTCGATGTTCCGCCATTCGCATGGAGGAACGAACGGGTCTTGTCCATCGTCCAGCAAGAGGCCGGGGCCGATCCAGCCCGTGTAGTATCCGCCGCAGCTTTCCCCGTCCTTGTGCAGCCCACCGATGTCCATGGCTTCTGCGTAGTCCGCGCTCACCCTGCTGTCGGTCTGGGCGTCATAGAGGCCCTCGGAGGCACGCTCGCGCGCCTGCACGTAGATGAACCGGTCGTTGAAGCAGACGAACTCGATGTCGCGCGCGAGCCGCGTTCGCCCATCTGTTGCGAACAGGTCCCAGCGGCCGTTGAGGTTCCAATCGAACTCTCGGCCCAAATGCATTCCATTCGGCAGGTTCACCGATTCCCGGGAACCTGTCGCCCAACGAGCACCGGCGACCATTGCCCAAAGGAGGATCAGCCCGGTCAGTCCGAGCAGCGCGTAACGGGCAAGCGCGCCCGCAAGAGATCGCGCCCTGGATATCATCACTCGCCGACCCCGCCGTACTCGCTGCGCCCGGCATCCTTCATCACCTCGGCGACGAAGCGCGCCGTCCAGTTGCCGGTGATCGGATAGGGCCTGCCCCCGGCCTCGATGCCGACATCCAGCGGATCCTCGAAAATGTCACTGAACTCGAAGGTTGTCTCGCCGGTGATCCGAAGCATCGCGCCAAGGCCTTCAACACGACCGACGAAGCTACCGCGAACCACACCATCGCCATGGGAGAATGCGACATCACCGAAATCATACGGAGCGCCAAAGTCGTAGCTGAACGCCCCCGCGCCCGACGCCCGCGCTTCATCCGCGATCTGGTCCACGAGGCGGCGGAACGCACCCTCGGTCCCATCGCCATAGGCGTACTGTTCGGCAATTTCGCGCAGATGTCCTATCTCCAAAAGGGTGACGGCGCGCCCACCGCCATTGTAGTAGTGGTCGACGAAGTCGCTGTTGGTCCACCGATCATAGCTCGACGCGAGGCTCGTGGTGAACTCGTGATATCCGAATTCGGTTTCATCGGCCACAAAGGGGACCGCCTCGCAACGGCAGTTGTAGTCCTCGCCAGGATGCCCTGTGGCGGGAGGATCGGACCATGAGAACACGCGGCCGTCATTCATCCGGTGGGACGGGCGCACACGCTCGTCGCGCAGCGTGCGCCAGACATATTGATCCGTGATCCCGGCCTGCTTCAGCGACAGGCGGATCGGCGTTCCCCGGCGAAGGTATTCAACGAAGGCCGTCCGATAGGCCTCGGTGTAGGTTGTGGTCATGATGGAGGGCCTCTGCGGTCGGCCGAGCCATCTTCGAAAAATCGAGTGAAGATCACGTTAACCGACCGTACGGTGAGGATCACCCCAGCAGCTTCGCCTCGACCATGGCCATGGCTTTCTGGTGGTCCGGGGAGGGGAACAGATGGCCGTAGCGTTCCATGGTCATCTGGATCGAGGAGTGGCCTGCGAAGGTCATCACCTCCTTGATCGAGAAGCCTTGCTCGATCCACAGCGACACGGCGAAGTGGCGCAGGTCGTGCCAGCGCATCGTCACCTCGACCTTTTCCAAGAGCTTGCGGAACCGGGCTTGGGTCTTGGTGTGCTGCAGGATCCCCCCCTGCGGCGCGGGGAAGACCAGATCGAGGGTGTTCTTCGGACAGCGCAGTTTCCAGCGGCGCAGGGCGTTCAGCACCATGGGCCCGGCCGGGATGTCGCGGAACCCGGCGCGGGATTTCGGCTCGCCCATCTGGTTGTAGGCATCGGCGCGCTGGCGGATGTGGAGGAAGCCCTTGTCGAAATCCACGTCCTGCCAGCGCAAGCCTCGCAGTTCGGAGGCGCGCAGCCCACCGAGGGCCGAGACGATCAGGTGCGGCTTGAAATCCTCGTCGGCCGCCTCGATCAGGGCGCGGATCGCCTCCTTGGTCGGCACCGGGGCCTTGTGCTCGATCCGGCTGGACTTGATCACCCGCACGCCTTGGGCGGCATTGGTGAACAGTTGGCCGTTGTCGATGGCATGGTCCAGCGCCAGCTTCAACACCGACAGCGCGCGGCGGGTCAGGTGTTCGGAGCGGCCGTTCAGGAGGAGCCTGTCGCGGAACTCGTTGACATGGCGGCGGGTCAGTTGGGCGATCATCTTGTCCCCGATGCCGATCTCGGGCGCGGTGATGTGGAGGCGCACGTAGTCGCTGTAGCCGCGCAGGGTCGAGCGTTCCATCCGCCGCCCGGTCTTGCAGCGCACCTCGCAATGGTCGAGCCACGCCTTCGCGGCATCGGCAACCGTCGTGCTGTCGCTGTCGGCCAGATAGGTGTGGTTGGCGACCAGCGAGCGGACCTTGACCAGATAGACATCGGCATCCTTGTGGCGCGGGAACAGCTTGGAACGCCGCTTGCCCGTCTGGTCGGTGAAATCCACCTGCCAGCGGACCAGGCCCGATGGCAGCGTGCGTTTGCGGATCGTGGCCATGTGCGTCCTCCAGCCTGTCATCACGCTCGGCGTCGCGGGACAGGCAAGGCCCGAATTCCGAGGCGCGCGAATACCATTGACATGGTGTCGGAGGTCACTTATCCATGGCTCAGACGAACTGTCAAAGGTATTCGCCATGACCCCTGACTTCACCATCCAAGAGATCGCGGATGCCGCCCGGCTGACCCGCTACCAGGTCGAGGCGTGGATCTCGCGCGGGCACTTCACCCCGGAGAACCTGGTCGAGAACGGCAAGGCACGCAAGTTCACGGCGGATGATGCCGTGGTGCTGGCGGCGCTTGCCGAGTTCAACCGCCTCGGGCTCGCCCCCACCACCGTCTCGATGCACACGACGCAGCTTCGTTTCCGTGCCGGACGCGGCAGCCTCTTCGTCATCACCAGCATCATCCGGCAGACGACGGACCCTGCGGGCGAGATCGACCTCACCGCAGGCGACATCATCGAGGCCGCCGACCTCGGCCGCATCGCCAGCGATCCGCAGGTGCGCGCCTTCGCGGCGGTGAACATCGCGCAGATCGAACAGCGGGTCCGGGCGTCGCTCGGCATCGGCTGACCCCACCCGAACACCGGAGGCCATCATGGAAAACCAATTGCGGGCTGGACCCGCCACGGAGAAGGCATGCCCGACGCTGGCCGACGATCTGTTGCGCGGCGCGGATGCCATCGCGGTCTTTGTCTTCGGCGACGCGAGCGCGCGCCGCAAGGTCTACTACTACGCGGGCGAGGCCAAGGTGCGGATGCCGACCTTCCGCATGGGCAATGTGATCTGCGCCCGGAAATCCAGACTGCTCGACTGGATCGAGGCACAGGAGGGCTTCGCCAATGCTGACTGACTATTCCCGCCTGTCATCGGCCATGCTCGACCGCATGGAGACCGCCGTCTCGGCGCAGGCCCCGCATCTCTTGCCCCTGGTGCAGGTGGTGCGTGACTGCGGCGTGGGTTTCCTCGTCGTCCCGCAGCGCGCGACCGGTCTTGATCGCGGCATCGATCTGTTGGCCCGGCCCTTCATCGTCCTGGTGGGCGACGACATGGACAGCGCGCTTGGCCCCGACCAGTACGACCGCGCCGCGCTGAAACGGCTGATCGGCCAGATCGACGGCGTCGCCATCGTCTGTTGCGAACCGCCGCCCGAGGCCTATTCCAGCATCGCGCTGCTGGCCGCCGCCGGTCACAACGGGCTGATCATCGAGACCCGCCCCGAGCAGGAGATCGCCTGGACCAAACTCGTGCAGGAGGTCCGCGCAGACATGCCGATCCTCCTGTGCAGCGTGAAGGTGCCGCGGCAATGAACGTGCTGGATCCCGTTCCCCCGGCAACCGACGTGTTCCCCATCGCCCTGCCCGAGGATCCGACCGACCTGCGCCTCGCGCTGCATCGGAATGGCTATCGCCCGGTCCCGGTGCTGGGCGCGCATGTCGCGATGAAGGCGGCGGGCAAGCGGCCGATGATGAAGGGATGGGAGACGGTCTGCGCCAGCGCCGACGAGGGCGAGATCGCCCGATGGGCGCGGGCGCAGCGCAACTGCACCAACACAGGGCTGCTCTGCGGCGATCTGGTCGGTGTCGATATCGACGTGCTGGACGTGAGCCTTGCCGAGCGGCTGCGCGACATGGGCCGCTCGATGCTGGGCCCTACGCCGCTTTTACGGATCGGCAAGGCCCCGAAATGCCTGCTGGCCTTCCGCACTGATGTGCCCTTCGACAAGGTGCAGACCAGCGAGTTCCAGATGCTGGACGGCACGGTGGCGCGCGTCGAGGTGCTGGCGACCGGGCAGCAGTTCGTGGCCTTCGGCATCCACCCGGGCACGAAGGCGCCCTATCATTGGCCCGACCGCTCGCCGCTGGATGTGCCGCTGTCCGACCTGCCCGTGATCAGCCGCGACACCTGTGCCGCCTTCATCGCCGTCGCCGAGGAAGCCTTGCGCAAGGCGGGCGGCCAGACCAGCAACGAACGCCGCGACATCGACCGCGAGGGGCGCAAGTTCGCGGGCCTGAAGCCGAAAGAAGCGCCGTCACAGGATCTGATCGCCGAGGCCATCGCCCATATCCCGAACAACGACCTGCCCTATGACGACTGGATCAAGGTGGGCCTCGCCCTTTACGCCGCATTTGGCCCCGATGGCCGCGCCCTGTGGGAAGCCTGGTCGGCCGAGGCCGCGAAGAACGACCCCGCCCACACCGCGCAGAAGTGGGACAGCTTCGCCAGCGTGCGCAATGTCACGGTCGGCACCCTGTTCTGGCTGGCCCGGCAGAACGGCTGGCGGGCCGAGAAGCCTCGCCGGGCACGCACGACCCACCCAAGCCGGGAAGCATCCGAAGATGGCGCGGCCGAGGGCAATCGTCCCCTGATCCGCATCCGCGCAGGCATGATGCCCGAGACCATCGACGAGGCCGAACAGGCGTTGCTCGGGGCCGGGCTGGGCCTCTATCAGCGCGGCAGCATCGTCGTGCGCCCGGCCATGGTGCCGGTGGCGATCTCGGGCGGCCGGCAGATCGACGCGCCGCGCCTCATCCATGTCCGGGCGCATCACATGGCCGAGGCCTTCACCAAGGCGGCCTATTGGGAACGCTACGACATGCGCGCCGGCGACTGGATCCCCACCGACTGCTCGCAGCGGCTGGCCGAAACCTATCTGGCGCGCGAGGGCCAGTGGCGCCTGCCGGTGCTGACTGGGATCATCAACGCGCCCACCTTGCGCGAGGATGGCTCGATCCTCGACCAGCCGGGCTATGACGCACAGACGGGCCTGCTGTTCGATCCGCAAGGCGAACGCTTCCCTCTCCTCCTGCGCGAGCCCGACCGCGACATGGCCCTGCGCGCGCTGGCCTTCCTGCGCGACCTGATCGGCAGCTTTCCCTTCGTCACACCCGCGGACCGCTCCGTGGCGCTGTCGGCCATCCTGACCACGCTGATCCGCCGCTCGCTGCCCACCGCACCGCTGCACGGCTTCAACGCGCCGACGGCCGGCACCGGCAAATCCATGCTGGTCGATATCGCGAGCATGATCGCCACCGCCCGCCCCGCGCCGGTCATCGCGCAGGGCAAGACCGAGGAGGAGATGGAAAAGCGGCTCGGTGCAGCCCTGATCGCAGGCGACGTGCTGATCGCCATCGACAACTGCGAGGAACCGCTGGGCGGCGAGTTGATTTGCCAGGCGATGACGCAGACCAGTCTGAAGGTACGGATCCTCGGCACGTCGCTGAATGCCGAGGTGCCGAGCAACGCGACGATGTTCGGCACCGGGAACAACCTGACCTTCGTGGGCGACATGACCCGACGCGCCATCCGCGCCACGCTGGATGCCGGGGTCGAACGGCCCGAGTTGCGCGCCTTCGACCGCGATCCCCTCGCCCTGGTGGCGGCCCGGCGCGGCGACTACGTCACGGCGGGGTTGACCCTCCTGCGCGCCTTCCACCTCGCGGGCCGCCCTGAGCAGAGCGTGCCGCTCGGCTCCTTCACCGCCTGGTCGGGCTGGGTGCGCGATGCGCTGATCTGGCTGGGCGAGGCCGATCCTTGCGAGACCATGGAGGGCATGCGCGGCGCGGATCCCAAGCTCGAGGCGCTGACGGCCGCGCTGGAGGAATGGCGATCGGTGATCGGCACCGACCGCGTGACCGTGCGAGAGATCATCGAGCGGGCCGCCGCCCAGCAGACCCAGCTGTTCGGCAAGGCGGAATACGTGAACCCCGAGTTCCGCGAGGCCCTGCTCCGCGTCGCGGGCGAAGGCGGTGCGATCAACGGCACGCGGCTCGGCAAGTGGCTGTCGCCGCACCAGAACCGCATCGTCGCGGGCCACCGCATCATCGCTGCGGGCACCACCGGCAACCGGGCGCGCTGGCAACTGGACATCGTGAACGCCGACGCTCCCGACGGTTCTGATCCGTTCCGGAGGGCTGCCAATGCGTGACGTCCAGTCCCGAATGGCCCGGTTAGGTTGGGTGGGTTGGGTGAGGTGCTCCCCGCCGGGAACAATGTTTGTCACCGAAACTGTCGGTGACGTGGCACGGCCATCGTGCCGACACGACGCCACACGTGATGCGTGTGTGATGACACTTACGGGGACGGGCCGGGATCACCTCACCCAACCCACCCATCCTAACCAGACGGATCGGGAACGGGCGGCACGCCTCCGGACGGCCTGTGAAAACATCAGAACCATCGGGATCGCTGGGCGGTTCCTCCCGGGCCAATTCGTATGCGGGGGAGCGCAGCGCATTGGCCCGCCAGCGTCAGGGGGCGGAAATGACTAAACTCGACAGCGCTGAGACCAAGACCGCCTTCGCCGCCCGCGTCGGCCTGACCAAGGGGCGCATCTCGCAGCTGGTGGCCGAGGGGTTGCCAGTGCGCACGGACGGGCAGATCGACGTGGCGGTGGGCCTCGCCTGGATCGAGGACAACCTCGACCCCGCCCGCCGCAACAAGGGAGGCACAGCTGCAGCCCCTGCCCGCGTCTCGACCACGCTGGCCGAGGCCAAACGCCTGCATGAGATCGTGAAGGTGCAGCGCGCCAAGCTGGCCTTCGAGAAGGAACAGGGCCTGCTGGTCGAAACCGCCGCCGCCACCCGCACCGTCTTCGCCCGCGCGCGTGCCGAACGCGACGCGCATATGGCTTGGGTCCAGCGCACCGCGCCGCTCTTGGCCGCCGAGGTCGGGGCAGATCCCCGCGCCACCTTTGCCGCACTGGACCGGATGATGCGCGAGCATCTCGAACATCTGGCCGACCTTCCGCTTGGGAGTTTTGGCGATGGTGCCTGACATCGACCTTGCCTGGCGACGCGGCATCCGCCCCGAACCGCCCATCCCTGTGTCCGATTGGGCCGACCGGCATCGCATCCTGCCGCCAACCTCGGCAGAACCGGGGCGCTGGCGCACCGACCGCACGCCCTACTTGCGCGCGGTGATGGACGCCCTGTCCACGTCCAGCCCCTATGAACGGGTCGTCCTGATGAAGGGGGCGCAGACGGGCGGCTCCGAGGCCGGGCTGAATTGGCTCGGCTACATCATCCAGAACGCCCCCGGCATCGCCATGCTGGTCATGCCCTCGCTCGACATGGTGCGCCGCAACACCACCGTCCGGATCGACCCGCTGATCGAGGCAACCCCTGCCCTGCGCGATCTGGTCTCCGCGCCCCGTTCTCGTGATGCGGGGAACAGCCTGTTCCGCAAGTCCTTCCCTGGCGGCCAGCTGGTGATGACGGGCGCGAACAGCGCGGTCGGCCTGCGATCCACCCCGGTGCGGTATCTGTTCCTGGACGAGGTGGACGGTTATCCCGGCGATGCCGATGGCGAAGGGGACCCCGTCGATCTGGCGATCCAGCGCACCACCACCTTCCGGGGGCGGCGCAAGATCTACATGGTCTCGACGCCCACGCTGAAGGGCCACTCTCGCATTGAGGCGGCGTTCCTCGACAGCGATCAGCGGTATTTCCACGTTCCCTGCCAGCACTGCGGCGAGATGGCGCCGATCACCTGGGCGCGCATCCGCTGGCCCGACGGGCAGCGCGACGCGGCCTATCTCATCTGCGATGCCTGCGGCGGCGTGCATCTTGAACACGACAAGCCTCGCCTTCTGGCCGCTGGTGAATGGCGCCCGACCGCGTTGGGCGATGGCCGCACGGCGGGGTTCCACCTGTAATCGCTCTATTCCCCCTGGGAGACATGGGCCGAGATCGCGCAGGAACATGCCCGCGTGGCCAAGGATCCCGCGCGCCTGCAGGTCTGGGTGAACACCAAGCTGGGCGAGTCCTGGGAAGACCAGGCGGGCGACACCGTTCCCGCCGATCCACTGATGGCCCGGCGGGAAGACTGGGGCAGCGACCTCGCCCCTGGAGTGGCGGTGCTGACTGCGGGCGTCGATGTACAGGGCGACCGCATCGAGGTGCAGATCGTCGGCTGGGGGCGCGACGAGGAGGCGTGGGTCACGGACTACCGCGTCCTGTGGGGCGACCCTTCCGGCCCGCGCCTCTGGTCCGATCTCGACGGCGTATTGAACAACACCTGGGGCGAAATATCGGTGCGCGCCGTGGCGGTCGATACCGGCGGCCACCACACCAAGATGGCCTACGAGTTCTGCCGCACCCGCCTCGCCCGCCGCATCTGGGCCATCAAGGGGCGCGGCGGTCCTGGCATTCCCGTCTGGCCCCGCCGCCCCACTCGCACCAACAAAGGCAAGATCCCGCTGTTCATCGTCGGCGTCGATGCCGTGAAGGACGCCGTCTACGCCCGCCTGCGGCTCACCGAGCCCGGCCCCGGTGCGATCCACTTTCCCCGCCGCCTCGACACGGACTACTTCCGCCAGTTGACCGCGGAGCGCATCGTCACCCGCTTCGAGAAGGGCCGCCCCATCCGCTCCTGGCACCCCAAGCGCGATGGCGAACGCAACGAGGCGCTGGACACCTTCGTCTACGCCCACGCCGCCCTTGACGTTGCCCCCTCCGTCT